TCCCAAGTGAAATCTTTTATTACTTGTCTTATTTCAACAAGCTCTCTTTGTTTCTTTGCTTTATTGAATTCATTTAATATTGTTAATGTTAAACTAACAACTACTAACAATACTAATGCAATCATAGTTACTTTTTTATTATTTTCTTTTTTCACGTAGTTATCTCCTTGATAATTAAATATCGCATTTTCTTTACATTGACTACATCTGCCCATTATTAGTTCTTTCCAATACTCTACTTCTCCTAATGGACTTGCTTCGCAACAATTGCTTTCTAGAAGAAATTCTCTTATTAATTCCATAAGATTTATTTTCCATTTTTTTTGTATTTATTAATTCATCTACAAATCTATCTGCTCTATCTTCCCAAATACACATTAGAATGGAACCTCCTCTTTAGTTGCAATTATTCTATCTTTAGTGGTATATCTTGATATTTCTATCAATTCTTTAATTAAATAGTCTTTCAATTGCTTCCATTCTTCATCTTTAAGAACAGGAAATACTATACTTTCTTTTCTATTCTTTAAATAAAATTCAGCAATACCACCTTCTTTTTGAAGTCCTTTGTCTACAAGTTCAAAACATTGTAGTTGTGATAATTCTATAGTAATAAGATGGTCTTCATATCCTATTACTAACATTGACATTATTATATATATTGTCATTGCTACTCCTTGTCATAGTTTCCAGTAAAAATACAAATAGCCAATGCTATTGTAAGTGTTATTATTATTACATTTTCCATAATTCTCCAGTTTGCATTAAATGAGAGAATGCATATGCAGTGTTGAGCTGTTTACCCGCTATAAACATTAATGACACCTTCGGTCATCACTCTCGTGCTTCATTGACTTACATCTCTCATTTAAATTAAGGGATAAGTAAAAAACCTATAATCCAATAACCTATTATTCATCACAATAATAGGTAAGGAATGGACATGAAAGGAACAAAACTTATCCCAGAGTAATTTTATTTTTTGTAAGCCTTCTTTGGTAGCATATCTTTCGATACCCAATTAATCTTATCATTATTCTTGCCCGCTAACAATCCAAATTCAGAGAATTTATGTAAGAAAGGTGCTTTGTCTAATAGCATATTTATTGTTTCTAAATTAATAGAAAATGGATAGCTGAGCAATGAATTATCATATTTATCCACTTCTATAAAATAAAAATAATGAAAATAAGTTCTACAAGATGTCCAACCTCTTGTTTTCATATTATACTCTTTTGCCATTAGTTTATATTTTTCAAAGGCTTTTCTACAACTTGCTCCTTTATCACCTTCTTTTCTATCATCAATATCATCATATAATTTATATTGTTCTTTATGAGCTTTAGCAAATTCAGTATCATCTATTTTACAATATTTATCATACTTTGAACCTTCACTACCAACAATATCGTGTAAATCAGGATTAGCTTCTCTAAAAGGCTTATAACCATAATGTTCGTGTAATATCCCTTCATTATAATGTTGAGCACCTTGATAAAAATACCATTGTTCCCATATATCAGCTTCTTTAAATTCTCCATAAAATGCTCTCTTTTTCTCTGATATTAAAGTATAATTATCTGTTTCATCTTTATTTGCCCACATTCCTTTTAAATAATAATCTAAATTTAAAACATCATTACCAGATTTATATAAATAAGGTCTTTTATCTTCGTGTTTTACTTTCATTTATTACTCCTTTGCCTTACGGCTGTTTGTTTGTTCATTTTTCATTAAATCTATCATAAAATCTATATAAGGTTGTCCATAATTACCTTGTATCGCTTTACCTCGTTCTGTGCCCCAATGACATTTTTTAAACTTCTTGCCACTATCACAAGGACATTTATCATTTCTTTTAATCTTCATTATATTAAAATCCTTTGTCTTTTATTTACATATAAGAGAGAAACTTGGAAAACTCTCTTATACTTTTTTACATATTATCCTCAATCGCTATCTATACTAGTTTCGACAGCCTTTCAAGTTTTTTAATAGGCAATGCATTACCTATCGCATAAGTGCTATTACAAGAGTAGTTTTAAACCACTTTCTTGCTTTAATTAATGCTTCCCAAAAAGTAAATGATTCAACCTCTACTATACTACCATCTACTTGATTCTTAAATCTATAAATCTTCATTACTCATTACTCCTTAATTTGTATTTAAATAAATTGCAATTAACTGTTTCTTCTTCATACTATTATGTTTATTATTTGGATACCTCTTATTAGCCCAATTAACAAATTGCTTTCTAGTCCAATTAGGTATAAATTTATATAATCTCTTTTGCATTTAAATCTCCTAAACAGCTGTTGTTATGTATTACATTAATAAAAAATGCCTCGCTCCCACACATAGTGTGCGGAAGCGAGAGCGAAAGACAAATCCAATAGTTTAACTGATGTCCATATTATCTACATCTTCATCAGTTACAACTCTTGATTTGGCTTTTCCCACATAAATCGCATTAATATAGCCTGCATCAGATTTTTGTGGGAAAGCAGTCCAATCAGGATTCACAGATTGAGCCATAGTTTTCAATAATTCAATCTGTGGAAGAGCTGTTTGGACTGCAAATATGCGAAATGCTTTATTACTTTTAGCAACGACAAAATTAGATTGCCCAACTAAGTCGTTGATAAAAGTTCTTAAAGCAAATAGAGCCTTTTTTCTTTCTTTCATTATATACTCCTTTTGTATAATTAAATAAATAAAAATGCGATATTTCGCAAAACACCGCAAGGTGTTAAGGGGATACAAGCAAGCGAGTCGCACAGAATGTGGTAGCAATGCTTTACTGCTACCACAGTCAAATTTCAACCCGAGCTGCCCCCTATGGGGCGAAATTTGCTGGCGACCCGCTTGTGTTATATCCCACACACCCATTCTCAACCTAATTTTTCAAAAATGGACTTTTTCTCGTCGATAAGAAAAAAAAGGCTTTGAAAATATTTTTTTTTGTGTATATTTAGTATACTTAAGTAAGTATACCTAGTAGTATACTAGTGTATTTAAGACAAAGACAAAGAATTGTTTGTATAGTATACTTAAGTATTCGTATATTATAATGATATTTGGGGCTAAAATACGTTATTTAGCCAGTTTTTAAGCAATATATACCTAGGAGAAGGGATGTCTAAAAAAATTATGTATAATACGCAGGTTGGGGCTAATAATCCAGATAATGAAGATTACTGGTATAATGTTGGAAACCAAGCTGTAAGTGAATTTAATCGAAAATCAGGCAATATGATGGATGAAATGCTTGAAGGTAGTTGGGGTAGGACTCCTACTTCACAAGAAATGAGAGAAGCGGCTATGATGACCCCTGGTTATAAGCAAGCTGAAGTACCTATTGATGTCTTGGAGGGTCGTTCGCCTATAGGGCTGGGCGCTTTTGTTACTCCTGGACCAGAAGATACCCCTCAAGATGGAGCTCCTGGTGTTCCTGCTGATGATACTTGGCAATTAGGTGGTTATGGTGATTGGGACCAAAAAAACTATAAGAGATGGCAAAGAGCCATAGATAGAGCTGGACAAGGTAAAGCAATATTAGACCCTAGATATAGGCGAGAATTAGCAAATCAAGGCTTTGCAAGGCCTAAATTAAAGGATTATAAGTTTGGTTCAGGTGATTGGATGAGAGCTATGCAGGATTGGAGGAGCACACAACTAGAGAATCCAGAAGTTACTAAACGTACAGCTTGGCAGAATGAGCCAGCTCAATTAAGAGCACGGCAATCTATTGCAAACAGGAGAGCAGAAAACCCAGCTACTTCTATAGAAGATGATACTGTAACTTCGTGGGATAATGTTATAATGGATGCAGGAGAAGATAAAGGAAAAACTAGTACTCCTTTAGTTGAATCTGGTCCAGAATCATACTTTAATCAAGATTATAGAAGTGCAGGCTCTGATTATCTTCAAAATGAGCTTATTAGAGGCATAGAGGAAGAAGAATTACAAAACAAACAAACATCTAATGTAGGTGTTAATGGAATGTATTAGGAGAATATATGGAAAATGATATATGGAGTGTAGACCATACTCAAAGAACTGGTTCTGATTGGCAGGAACAATCTGGAACAAGTTGGGAAGACCAATCTGAAAATGAAACTAGTCTTTTAGATTTAGCTACAAAAAATGAGGAAGAAGAAGAAGAAGAGCTTGATGAGAATGGCAATCCTATTCCTAAGCCAGGTATGCAGGCAGATGGAACTTTTGTTCCTTACACAGTTGACCCAGTTGACCCTATATCTGCGGTTGTTAAGAAAGAGGATAAAATAGACCTAGGAAAGGAGACAGGAGAGAAGTCAGGTGGACTCAAGGATAGTTCAGAAGGTATTGAGAATAAAGATTTATTAGCCGCAGCTTTTGGTGGAGAAGGTGACGATAAGTTTGGCATGAAGGAAATGGGTCAAGAATTAATGAAAGGACCTTCTTATACATATCAAATGTTTGGAAAGGGATAGTCGTGGCTTATAATAAGTTTTTAGAAACTCAAATGAATAGACTTCAGATTCCTGAAGACCAAAGAGATGAATGGTCAAAGAATATAATGGACTTTTCAAGACAAGTTAGACATATAGAGTCTGACAATAATCCTAAGGCCGCAGCAGGTACTACATCTGCTAAAGGCGTATATCAATTTACAGACGATTCAGTTACTACTGGTAAAAATAGAATGGCTAATATGGGATTTGGACAAGATGTTATTTCTGCTATAAGCGATAATCCTATGGAATGGGATGATGAACAAGCTGATTCTATGTTTTTTGCTAATATATTTGCACAAAAAGGTTCTGATGATTTCTTAAGGAGAGTAGGTGGAGGAGATATGCAGGCTAGAAAGGATGCATATTATAAGTTTCACCACACAGACCCAGACGAAGCTACAACACGAAGGGTTGACGAGATTATCAATATTCCAGGTGAACATGAGATGAACGCTAAAAAACCTAAAGATGCTACTAATGCAGCAATGGATTTAGTCGAACAAACGATGTTAGATGCCGATAGAGCTGAATCTGCATTCACAAAGCAAGAAACCGAAGCAAAAACTGATTATAATGCATGGGATGCTAGTATTTGGGATAAAGATTGGAGAGGTTAATTAATGGCTAATGTACTTAAAATGGGTAAAGCTTTAGCTAGAACTGTTACACAATTATGGAAACGTTCAGGAGCTAACACTTCAGGACATTTTTGGGTGGAAAATTTTAAAGAATTTGCACAAAATGAACCTGGCAATTATTTATTACGTATTGCAAAAAGATATAAAGATGGTAAATTAGGAACACTTTTAAAAGATTCTTTTTATAAAATTTCAGGTATAAATGATTTAAATTATAGAACTGGTCCCAAAATAACAAATTCAGATGTTCCCGATGACGTTCTTCGTAGAATGGCAGGACGTTTTATGGGGGCAAAGCCTGATGATGCAGAAAGATTAGCTCAAAGAAATTGGAATCAATATTGGATGACTTTGAAAAAAAAGCAAGGTTTTAAATGGGGAGAATCTTCTGAAGAAATGTTAGAAAGAGTAACAAATGAGCAAGGAGCAGATGCTTTTAGGCAATATAACCCTAGCGAAGTACTTCCTGAAGATTATTGGAAGTCTCTTAAAGAAATAGAACGCAAAAATAAAGGGCTTAAAGAATCCGAAATGATTAAAGATGCTGAAGCAGAAATAGAAATGCAAATATTAAAAGGTAGAAAGCCCAAAAAGGGCAATTAATAAGTGTATACTATAGATATACATCATAAAGGCGATGAAAGGCCTACAACGTATGTTATTCTAAAAAAAGAAGAGGCAGATAACAAGAATCTTGTTTATAAATACTGGAGAGAAGCAGATGAAGGGGAATATGGGATATCGGACGACAACTACGTGGCTAAAGTCATCTCCAAGTCCGTTTATAAGCCTACCAGCGTTTATGTTCGCTATCCTTATGGCTACACTTTTTTTAATCCTAAGTATGATTCTGTTAGTTTCAAGGCGAGTGGTCGCAAGTCTAATACGACCATTTCGGGAAAGACTCAATGGGAAGTCTTGTCTAATGGACAGAAGATGAAGAATTTAGCTATGGTATATGCACAAACCATGGATTATGATAAAGCAATAGAACACGTTCTAAACAATCCAACTAATAATCAAAGGATTATGTGGAAGAGAAGAATGAAGAAGGAGAAATTTAAAGATATGGTAAGAGATGAATTACAATCATTGCTAAAAGAACATGGCTTAACAGAGGAGTATACTCTACAATTATTAGAAGATACTATAAAAACAGCCAGGGCTAAAGGTGATGTTACCAATTTAATGAGAGCTGTAGACAATCTTCAAGATATGCACGGAATGAAAGATAAGCACTTAATTAAGACAACAGAGCAAATAGAGGCTACTAGCAATACTAAGCTTATAGATGAATTAAGAGAAACTGAAGATAAACTTATAGCTACAAAAACTACAGTAACGGAGGAATAGAAGTTGTTAGGGGGATTACTTAGCAAATTACATTTAGGCAAAGTACTGTCTAAAGTTCCAGGTGCCATTAAAAAGGGTTCTCAACAGGTTTTACGTAGGGATGTTATGACTGATGAAGGCTTTGCAAGATGGATAGATAATACGAGATTAGCCTTAAAAGCGAAACGTGATACTTTGCAAAAAGAGTTAGATAGAGGTTTCGCACCTGACCACCGTATAACGCGTGTAAATAATGAAATTGACAGACTGAATAAAGATTTAGCGGAAATAGATGAAGATATTCCTTTGGAATTAAAAACTAGACTAAAGCAAAAGTACTTTCAAACAATAGATAAGGATATGCAATTCAAAGGTGGGGCAGACAAATTTACAATGATACTTGATGAAAAGAAACCCTATTTAGGCTCTCAACAAACAGGGATGAAGTTAAGTAAAATAAAAAGTCAGGCAGAGAGAAATTGGAGGAAAAAACATGGTTTAGACATAGACGATGACATACCCGCTGACCTTATGGGAGATTTTGCTAGTAATACTAAAATTATGAAGGCAAGGGTATTGCGTAGTAACAAGCTTAGAACTAATGAAATTATTCCTGATTTAAAAGATTTTGATTATATGACAAGGAGAGTAAAAGTATCGGATAAGACTTTCCCAGATACAAGTTTAATGGACAGGCTTTCAACAGGCGCTCATGAACTTAAACATGCTCTGCAAAGTAAATTTACTTCTCATCGTTATGCTATTCGTCATTATATGCCTCATGTTGATACGAATACACTTTCTAAAGGTGATTGGTTCAAAGGAAGAAGTTTAAATAATATTTTAGAAAATGCTCCTGGAGATTTACTTGCAAAACTACAAAGTATAAAAGGTGGTCTCTATGCTAATAATGAATGGGTTCATCATTTTAATAAACAGATAGATGAATTTGGCTATATGCCTTTTAGAGATGCAGATTTCAAAGTTCCTAAAGGATTAATGAAGTTATTGAGAGAGTGGAATGATTTAAATAAGTTGTATAAACAACTTGATGATGAGATTATACATGGTAAAGTAGGCAGTAAAGCATTCGAAGATTTAATAAACAAACATAAAAATACATCAGATAAGGTAATAGAAAAATTATACGAAATTGACAATTTGTTATATCATTCAAATCCTGATGAGATAAGTGCAAGATTAACTGAGATAAGGGGAATTCCTAAATCATTACGAAATAGTAGCAGCGAATTGCGTGAAATTAAAGCTGTTGCAGGCAAAGGGGAATCAATAAAGAATGTTTTAGATAAAGCTTGGGGAGTAGCTCCTTTGACATCTATGGGATTAATAGAAAGGTTAGAAGATTAGAGCCTTGATTAAAAATATTATATCAAAAGAAGTAGCAGAAAGCTTAACTCCAGGAAGAAAAGACTTTAAAAGCGAGAAGATAATGAACGTCTTGTCTAAGTTGGAAGATACTATTGGGAAAAGAAACTACCACCCTCCAAGCTATTGTGTAGTAGAAGCGGGAAAAGATGGACATAATTGGCATATAGATACTGGAACGAATGGACATATGCAGTGGTGTAACTATGGAATTAGTATTTTATTAAAAAAGTCAAGTAAGGGTTTATTTAAATATAAAGAACCTAATAAAGAATATACACAAAATGAACATTATTTAAATGCTATTGTCCATTCAAGCGACCAATGGCATATGGTAGAAGAATCAGATAAAGGGAGAACAGTTCTTTTAATGTTTTTACAATAATGAGTTATGAAAAAAATATAAAACCTGAATTTATTACTCCAGATTATACTGGAGCAAGTGCTGATGAGTACGTTGATAAGTATACAAACAGACCTGAAGACGCTGGAAGTCTTTCTGGACTACAAGGTCTTTTGGGAAGAATTGGGATGATTCCAGGTGTAGGAGAACCAGCTGATTTAATAAATGCTGGTATTTATGCAGCAAAAGGTGATTATGGAAATGCTGCTTTATATGGCAGTGGTTTAGGTATGTATGGATTAGGAGCTGCAGGATTAATTAAAAATAAATTTGGTAAAATTTTAGATTTAACAGATAATGAATATGCTCAAATTCTGAAGAAAGAATTCGATGATAAAATGTTAGATATATTTGGATTTTTTGGTGGAGATGCTGCTTCTAAACAAGCTTTAAAAAATGCTCCTGAAAATGTATTAAAAGGAGCAAAGGAAGTTAGAGACAAGGCAATCAAGGGGTTAGAATCTTCTGATGAAGCATTTACAGAAATGAATAAGGTCTTTACAAAAAAAGAAATAAAAGATATGAAAAAGAGGTATATTTACGACCAAAATTACGATACTCATCACAAGTTAAAAGAACAATTAAAAGAAGAAATATTTTCAAAAAAGGGTTGGGATTTAGATGAAAATTTGAAAAGATTGAATAAATTTGACAGAGACTTTTGGAAAACTAAATAGTGGATTATGAAGAAAAATACGAGCAATTACAAGCTCTAAAGAAACTTAAGAATAATATGGCTTTATTTGGAAAGCATTGTTTTCCAACTGCTTTAAAAAAGACTACTCCTCCATTTCATACTAATATCTATAAAGATTTAGCAAGTGATGAAAAAAAGAGAGTATTAATAGCTGCCCCAAGGGGAACAGCTAAGTCTACAGTAACTACGCTTATTTATCCTTTATGGAAAGCAGCATTTAAAAAATCTAATGAAGATTTATTTATAGTTATTATATCGGAGTCACAAGCTCAGTCTATTAACTTCTTATCTAGAATCAAATATCATTTGACATTTAGCACTCAATTTAAACAAATATTTGGAGACTTGGGGCCTGAAACTGCTACTAGATGGACACACACAGATATTATACTAGCGAATGGAGCTAGAATGGTAGCGGTTGGAACAGGTCAAAGAGTTAGAGGTTTCTTACAAGGCGATACTCGTCCTAACTTAATTATAGTAGATGACTTTGAGTCAGAATTAAATGCTTTTACTCCAGAAGCAAGAGCTAAAAATAGAAAGTGGTTGACAGAAGCAGTTATACCTTCTTTATCAGATGATGGTAAAATAGCTATGATTGGAACGGTTATATCAGAGGATTGTTTTTTATGCTGGGCAAAAGAGTCAAGTGCTTGGAACGTGTTGTGGTTTTCTATATGGGATGATGATGAAAAGAGCATATGGCCTGAAAGATTCCCTAGGGAAAGAATTTTAAGTATAAAAGAAGAATTTAAATCAGTTGGGAACATAAATGGTTTTTTCCAGGAGTATATGAATATAGCTCAATCTCCTGATGATGCTCCATTTCAACCTGCTTGGATTAAAATACATAATTGGGAATATAAAAGAATACAAGGGCAAAATTGTTTAGTACAAAATTACGGAGAAAAGGAGAATGAAAAGATTAAGCCTGTTGAATTATATACTGGGGTTGACCCTGCAAGTTCTTTGTCTGCTAGGGCTGACTATTTTGTTATTGCTACTTTGGCAATTGATAACGAAAATAATAAGTATATTATGGATATAACCAGAAAAAGGGTTTCTCCAGCAGAACAACCTCAATTAATAATTGATGCTTATAAGAAGTATAAACCTCGTAGAGTCAAGGTTGAGACAGTGGGGTATCAAGAAGCTTTACGAACAGCTGTAAGGGAGATAATGAGGGAGGAGAACTTATATATACCAGGATTAGAAGCAGGTGTCAAGCCTAGAAATTCTAAATCAGAAAGGTTGCTTTCTTTGGTTCCTTTATTGGCTAAAGGGCAATTTTATTTTAGAGCAGAAGACACACACGCGCAAGGAGAATTTCTGTCATATCCCAAAGGAAAACATGATGATATAATGGATGCGATATGGACAGCTTTAGATGGAGCAAAACCTTGCAGAAGAAAGGATTTTGAAAGAGTTCCAGAAGAGGATTGGAAAAAAGATAAGAAATTCCTTGATTGGATGACAATATAAGTGGTAAATTAAGCAGATGGCATATAATAAAAAAGACAATTTAGACAATGCTAAAGACATAGTTGATGAAACTCATGATTTGTATCAGAAATATTCATCAAAAAGAGATAACTGGGCTCAACACGCAAAAGAAGATAAAGAGTTTAGATTGGGTAGACAATGGTCTAAAGAGCAGAGGGAAACTTTAGAATCCAGAGGACAAGCTCCTATTGTAATAAATAGAATACATCCTGCTGTAGAATCAGCTAAAGCGATGTTAACAGCTAATCGCCCTAGCTTTAGATGTGCCCCAAGAGAAGATTCAGATAATAAAGTTGCTCAAGTTATGAGTAATTTATTGGCATACATGTATGACGTATCAGATGGAAGGTCTGTTGTTAGACAAGCAGTAGATGACTACTATGTGATGGGCATTGGGTTTATTCACGTATATCAAGACCCTATGATGGATATGGGAAAAGGTGAGGTTTGTTTCCATGACATAGACCCTTTAGATGTTTATGTAGACCCTAATGCTAGAAGTAGGTACTTTGACGATGCTGAGAATATAATTATATCAAGGTTATTTACAAAAGACCAAGCTAAAAAGCTGTGGCCTATGTATGAAGAGAAGATTGAAAATGCTGGAGCTGGTAATTGGAGTAATGATTGGAATGCTCCTGCAACTCAAAGAGAAGACGACGGAGAAGTCACTTTTCCAGAAGATGTTGGCAGACTAGACAATCAGGATTACATAAGAGGCTATGAAAGATATTATAAAGTAGATGTTACAGAATATCGGATTTC